GGGATTACAAAAAGGAAGAGGAGATTCGCTGCGTGATTCTGGAAATGTGCGAGGAGGTGGCGCGACGGGCGAGGGAACACCGGATGGCCGGAAGGACGATAAGCCTCGGCATCGGATACAGCGCCGATGAAGGCGGAGGCGGCTTTCACCGCGCGCGGACGGTCGGGGAGCCGACGAACGTGACGGCGGACTTGTACCACGTTTGTCTCGGGCTTTTCAAGGAGAATTACAGCGGGAAAACCGTCAGGCAGATCTCCGTCGCCCTTTCCAATCTCGTTCCCGATCGGTTCATGCAGCTGGATCTGTTCGATCCGAACCGCTGGAAAAAAAGGGGCTCGGGTATGCCATGGACCGCATCCGCCGGAAATACGGTTCTGGATCGCTGCTCCGGGCCGTGTCCTACACGGAGGCCGGAACGGGGCGGATCCGCGCCGGGCTGATCGGCGGGCATAAATCGTGAGCAAATAAAATAAGAGGGGCGCATGGCCCATTGTACATTTAATATTCTTTTATGAACCAAGCTGGAAAAGAGGATTTTTTATACTTTTGATGAATTATTAAAATGAACTAATATAAACTTATAATTTTGTTGTAATATTATCTTGAAATCCATAGATGTAAGGAGGGAAAACGATGTATATATTAAATTCAAATTTCACTTTTTTAAAAAATGTCGGTGACATCTCAGAAGTCAAATTAAACGAATTAAAAGAAGCTTTTAAAAATTATCCTGAATTTATTTATCAAGGAAAAAATAACCTATTATTTAGAAAAGGTGTTTCTGGTATCGTTATTCAGCCAAATCAATTAACATACGTTACCCAAGGAGATGTTGAACAGATTGATCTCGAGTTTATTATAAGCGAGTTGCAAAAATTACATGAACTTTTAAATCTATCTCAATCTTCTGTATTCGGTTTGCGCTTTGAAGCAATAGAAAATCGCAATACCAATTTAATGGAAAAATCACGTTTAATTATAAAAGATGTTTCAGATATTATAGAAGCTCAAGGGATTGGCTTCAGATTTATGATTAAAAATGAAAAATTTTTTGGCGATATACACATCGAACCATTTATAAAAGATCCTCAAAAATCATTTTTTAATGTAATATTGCAGAGCTCTGCTAATATAAATGTTAATGAATCACATGCATTCGTTAGAGAATTATTTGATTGGTCTTTGGAAAAAATAAAAAAGGCGGCTAATGAACTTTATAAATGAAAATGGGGGATTAAAAATGAACCCTCTTGAACGCAAAAAAATTTTAAAAGAGCAATTTAAAAAACGTAAAAAAGAACAAAAAGCAATTCTGTCTTTTCACGAATTTAATATTAAAGTTAATACTGATTTGTTGAGGAAGTACCGGAAAGAACGTGGAGGTGTCAATTATTGAATCGTACATCCACGTCTTTCTCAATTAGAAAAGAGAGTTGGAATAATCAGTCTGTATTCCCTGATTTGATTTATATCGACACTAATGTTGTTTTAGACATTATGGAACAAAGAACATATGGAAGAATATCGGAGGAATATTTAAAAGAGCTTGTACGACGTGACGGAATGATAATATGGTCAAGACAATTAATTGATGAATTAATAGATTTTTTTCATTACCAAATATATAAAGAAGAGGCTTCTAATAAGAATATAATTGTCCCAAAAGGTATTAATGCTACACCTGGCAAATGGCTAGAAAATATTGCAACAGATTCTGATTCGGCTAATTATGCCAGACAAGTATTAGAAAAAGTTGAAAATGTTACTAAATATCTTGAACAATTTGGTGTTCAAGATGATCCAGATCATGAAGAGGTTAATAGTTTGGGCCTAAAAATCTATTCTGAATATGGAGGAAATAGAAAAGATTCAATGCACGTAGCAAATGCGATTCTTTCTGGTACCAATAATATTCTTACTCATGATGCTGGCTTTTTACGATATCCATATATTAATGTATTTGGAGCAAGTAAAGCAATTGTAAATAGTAATACTTCGATAAATAACCCAAATGATTTTGTAGATTTGAGAGAGCTCTTTGAAAAAGACGAAAAAAAGGATGAAAATAAAGCCGGAATTGATGAAAATAAAACCGAAGAAGAAGCAATTTAATTTTAATATAAGAGGGGCACATGGCCCCTCGTTTTTATTGCGTAATAAACGCCGGATACCCTTTTTTCTTCAATTCCTCCGCAAGCCTTTCCGCATTTTCCCTCTCTTTGAAAGCCCCGACCTGGACTCGATACAGCTTCCCATCGTCTTTCGGAGCTGGCTTCGGCGCAGGCTTCGGCGCGGGTTTCGGTTCTGCTTTTTTCTTCAACCCGAACACCTTCACCAGACCGTTCACATGCCCTTGGGCGATCTTGTCTAGGAATGCATCTTGCGTCAGGAGCTTGGCATCATTCGCATTGTCGATGAACAGGTTTTCCGTGAGCATGGCGGCCATTTTGGATTCGCGGACCATGTGGAAATTCGCCTGTTTCTTCCCCCTGTCCCGGACGCCGGCAATCTGTTTCATGATCTCATCATGGATGATACCCCGTTTCCGGTCGGTTTCGGCTTTACTGCTGTACGAACCGTTATAAATGTATGACTCGAAACCAGTTCCTCCGCCAGCGTTGATGTGAACGCTGATGAGATAATCGGCGCCCCAGGCATTGGCCATATTCGTCCGTTGGGTGAGAGAAAGGGTCTGATCGCTTTCACGGCTTAATTTAACAGAAACATTTTCGTATTCAGCTAATTTGTCTTTGATTTTTTTGGCGATCTTCAACGTTAGATCCTTCTCTTTTAACCCGTTACCAACAGCCCCTGGATCACTACCACCATGCCCTGGATCAATAAAAATTCTAACCATTATTCAACATCCCCTTTTTTAGTAATAATTTTAGATTGATCGAACAATCCTGCTGCCGAAAGGCCAATAACAATGCCATGAAAGATCTTGTCTTTCGGCGCCCCGTCCAAATAAATAATCCCGGTAACCAAACCGAACACCAGGGATACCAGCGGCAAGAATTTTGCCGGTACGACAGCAATTCTCTTCACCAGTTCCACCAAGGCCACCACAACTGCGATGATCAGCGCAATATCGAACATTTTTCATCATCTCCCTTATAAATTTTTGAATTAAAAAACGATTACCGCGGCGGCAATCGTTCTTCTATATCCCCTAACTTGCTAATAATGATGTCATATTTCTCACTAAATCCCTTCAAGATTTCGTTCTGATCTTCAATCGTCTGGTACAACTTGTCCTCTCGCTCTTTCCCCTCCTTTCTCGTCGTATACAAAAGCCAAACAAAAAGGACCGCGAACGGGCCCTGCGTGATGAAATACTGAATCAAATTTCCTTCCATATCCTACACCTCTTATACAAAACCTGTATTGCAGCAAAATAAAAAACGCCTTATTTGGCGTTTATTTTTCGGTAAACTTCAAAGCTCATATGTGCAGCTTTTGTTATTTTTTCAGCGTTGTTCTGCTCAAGACCTTCCTTGTAAAGTTTGAGTGCGCTTATCTGCTTTTCTTTGAGTTCTTCAGGAATATTTGCCTCTCTAAGAAAATTGTGAAAGTCATTTAGAAAATTTATCAAGTCCTCCCTATTTTTGTCACCAATCAAATAACTATTGATCGTTTCGCCAAATTCGTTGTAATACTCGTTATATCTCGCTATATCATCAGTACGGCTTTGGGCGGTCTTTAAACCGACAAGCACAAACAAAACGATCAACCCAATTGAAAGAATGAACAACCGTTTCGCCATATGTTCACCCTATTCCAAATTCCCAATTTTTCTATATTTTAACATGAAAACGTTTAATATTACAGTTCATTTCGCGGAATGATGCGCTTTATGTCGATTCGGCTAAAGATTTTGTCTCCTATTGCGACCGTTAAAACTTCGTTATTATTCAGTTGTTCGTTAATAACCACCGGATTATACTCATCTACATTAACATGATAAACCGAACCGTCATGACAAATAATTTCAAGTTCCATCAATAAACTCCTCCCAAATGGCTTCTAATAAAAACGCGCAAAATTAAATCCGCCTCTATTCTCGCTTTGGCATTCGGCAATATTTCCACTTCATGCCTTCCTCTCGTAATGCGTCCGTCCGAATCTTTCTCCAAATACGGTATCAAGTCGATGCGATCTCCATCAAGGTCGGAAAAATTGACGGTATTTCCATCGACTTTGATTGTTACTTTTGTCGGCATTTCATCCAATTCAAAAATTCCGAAGTCGATATCGTGGGTATGGTTCGGCAACGTGACTTCGTGCGTATGCGATGGGATTGTAACATTGTGCGTATGATCTTGAATTGTAACTGAATGAGTATGATTCGGAATTTGCACTGTGTGCGTATGCTCCCCGTCTGCTGTCTGCGTATAAATATCTCCTGCCGCCCCTGCGATAAAAACGACTCCGTTCGCAGATCCGTCTGGCATTCGCGGTGCATCAAAAATTTGCCAATCGTTTGCTAACGGCTCTGATCCTAAATGACCGGAATAACCAAATACCCGATGCCGGTGTCTCCCTGCGGAACTCGAAGACTGAACAGAACCGCCACCACTCGAACTTGTTACTGTTGTCCCTCCACCAGCCGAACTCGTTAACGTTTGTCCGCCGCCCGAAGAAGTCGTTCTCGTTGTCGCACCTCCGCCCTTCGTTGCTCGTGAATACGCTCGAAATTTCTTCGTCCGAAAGGTCAATTCGCATGTATTCACATTGACGACATCGTCATCAATGTAAAACGGAATCAGGGCCGGAACGGTTTCGTCGCAATTGTCTTGATATGAAAAATTCATGACGTTTGTTGCACCTTGGCTATATGCTTCATTCACCTGAATTCTTCGTTCCAAATCCGCTTGGGTCGTTGCTATATCATTCAATTTGTTGTTGACTTCATATTCGACATCCCATTCTTTTTCGAGGATGTCTGCAATTTTTTCGCTGACTATCCGCGCGGTATAAACTTGGTCATCAACAACGATACGGGTAACTCCGTATAGTATTTTTTGTTCGCCGGCGTATTCTGGGAGAATGGACAAATCCGCAGATTTAACCGAAAATGAGATTTTCGGGTCCTTCCATTGATTTAAAAGCGATTCCGCGCTTGCCATTAAGCTCGCCGCATCAGTGAAACGTTGGTCTATCCAAATGTATTTGTGCAGACCCCACCGCGCGATGGATTCGTCATCCTTCAAGTATCGCTTTCCATCATTTACCTTTTCTATGGTGAGCTGATTGACGCCTTCTCCGGAACCCTTGGGAATGATGTAGTTCACGATTTCGGTCGGATCCGCGACCTCTTCAAAGTCGATCATATCCTTTCCCCAGCGGATTTCGGCAACGACGTCATCCGAAGGGCGGACTAAATTAAGTTGCCAAGGATAAACCGTTGTATCGAAAGTAAACAAATACGGCTCGTTGAAAGGTTGCGGAATACTCAAAATCGGAGCCAAAAGCCCGTTTTCATTTTCGAAAGAGTAATGAAAATAGCGGGTGAAATCCACCCGCCCTAATTCCCAGTGTTTTGTTTCCTGTAGGTCAAGGATAGCCTCCAGTACTTCCGCCGTCGTTAAGTTTGTGAATTGAAAATACCCGTCCATGACATCATCCAAAAGTGTCGCTAGAACATGCTCACAAGTATAAGTGATTGTGTTTGCGGTCTTTTTCGTATTCCGCGGCATGATACGATATAAGCCGTAATTCCTGCCAGATGCACCAACAAATTCAACAAAATTGAAATGGTTGCACAGTTCATTTTTTGGGTCATCAATGGGCATAGAAAAAGACGCGGACCAAAGTTCGTTGGCGCGTCTTTCGATTCCGGCATCGAAGGCATTCTCTAGGATGCCGATTGGCTTCATATTTTTATCGTAGACTTTGAGCAAGGTATCACCTCGCTTTTTTATAAAAGCGTCATTTTATTACGTAGTATTGTCCAAATGCGACATTAAACCCAATAATACTGCATACTTCGTATACGAAGATTCGAGATAATTAATTTTTTAGTAATAGCTTCGTTCGTCTGAATGTAGAAATATGGTTGCGACTCGTACTGATAAGCTGGTACACTTCCTAAATAATTACCATCTATATGAAAATGAGCGTTAGAGTCCACAATATTTATTTGAGCAATATGTTGCTTTGTATCAAGATACGTTGTTGCATCTATTGTTTCGACATCACCAGTAGAACTTCGTTGCACACATAGAAGTTTGTTTCCTGTGATTTCAAGAAAATTACCACTTATAGAACCTTGAGTTTTAAAGCCCATGAATATTTTTACATTTGTAGTATCTGATACCCTAAATTTAAACGACATTACTTTATCTAAATATCTATTATAAGGATAACTACTTCCATAACTGATACTAGCAATATTTCCAGGAGTATTACCAGTTTCCAAAATTAACCCAGATGTAAATGGGTTATAAGTAATATCAGTACCTAATGTAGCAGTTCCTCCTGTCATTTCTTGTGACCATTTTGCTGATAAAGAAGCCCCCATAAAATTTTCTTCTTCGAACACATATTTATTTCCGTCTTTTGTTTCATATCCTTGTCTAATAACTGTTAAATATCCTAAATCTTTCATGTTTAGGCTTGAATTAGTTCCGCAATTATCTACAATTGATCCTTTTGATTTTGGCGAAAGTGTTATCTGTTTACCGCCATCCCACAACATGCAATCTCGCATTACTATAGTTCCCGCAACATTAGCAATATGTGTGTCAGTTACTCCGCTAGTGTATTGTCCTCTAAATCTTTCGATTACCCATCTACTATTTGATGTGCTACTATCAGAAAAATTAACCCCATATTTACAATTTTCTTGCCAACCATCCTTAATCGTTCCACCGTTAGCCCACCCGTTTAATGTTGAATCACAATTAAAATAGATAGCACTTTCATAACCACGGATGAAAAACTTTTCAATTAGTGTATCCATTATCCCATATAAGGATTGAGGCTCTATTTTTATACCAATACCAGTAATATCTACTCCCTCGATAAGAACGTCTGATATTCTCTGTGACCATGTATGACCAGTAGTAGAACTAGTCACAATTATTGCACTTTTACCTGAATAAGAACTTGGTGTTTTTAGATGCATCCCTTGAATTGCGCCATAACTACCTTCAATAACAATTCCATCTACGGCAGACGTAATATTAATAATAGATTTTTTATATCCCTGTCCTAATAAAACCACATTACGTGGAATTGTTATTGTGGAGGATATATTGAAGGTGCCAGATGGTACTAATACAATACCACCGCCATTAGAATAAGCGCTGTCCAAAGCGTTTTGAATCGCTTGCGTGTCATCTGCAGCCCCATTACCAACCGCCCCGAACCATTTCACATTTACCGCTCTATTTTCAAATTCTGTCCATACACTATGCCCCGACGGTCTACCCGAAGATGACGTAGTATCCGCCAACTGTTCATTTAAAATTCCAATTTCATTCGCAAATTGTGTTTCTTTTGTATCCAACCTTTCCTTCAAAGTGGCAAAAACATTTCCTTCCGCATCCACCCTCGCCTGCGCCGCTTCAACAGATGAATCGCCTTCGATGACAATTTGATTTAATTGCTTTTGTGTATTTTCAGACATTGCCAAAGACTGATCCGCTGTTTCCTTGGCTGTATTTGCTGTCTTTAATGCATTATTTGCGTTATCAATCGCCTGGTTTAATTTTGGATAGCTTTCTCTCAGCGTGTCCGTCGGATTGATTTTAGGTGCATCTGCCATTGTTAACACCTCTCTTTACACGAATTTAAAACGATAATCAACCGTTAAATGTATGTTTAAACCTGTTCCGGTTACAGTTAATTGATTTATTCCTGGTAACAATTCTAGCCAGTCCTTGCCGATTTTATCGCTAAAATTATTTACACCATTTTTGAAAACTGTATAATTTTCGCCGTTAATTTCGTAGGTTACATTTGAAAATGAAGGCAAAGAAAAACTCTTTCCGTTCATGGAAAGAGTCAGTGAATTTGCTGAACCTTCTATTAAAAATGTTGGTCTAACTATTACATGTCCTTCGTTTATTATTTCAACGGTTTGATTTCCTTTAACTTCGAACTCCGTGATTCCATTTAACCAGCTAATATCAGACAAAATGGGTATATCTGTATCCCATGTTATTTCTTTTGTAGAATATAAGAAATAAGCGAATGGATCATAGGCGATCAAAGGCAATTCAAAAACACCCATTGTCACAAGGCGTTCAGGTGAAATAGAGCCGTTATATCTCACCATGTAGTATTTGTCTGGTTCATAACCAAAAATAAGCCGCATATTCCGCGGCCTACCGTAATCGTCCAACAAGAACCGAGTGAATTCCCGAATTTTCCGTTGTAGTTCCCATCTATCTATTTGAGGAACAATTCCGAGCGGAAGGTTAAACTGCCTGGGCCCCAATGTAGAACCCATATGCCGTAAACCATGGACACCTGGTATTTCAATGGTCTGATCGCGCGTTTCGGGGATAGGGTGCTCGTGATTTTGGCGCAAAAAGAGACCGAATTCTTTTATGTTTCTTCCGTCCAAATATACGTCACTTTCGGTCATTTATATCCTAACCCCCTTTTCTGAGCGCGTTGTAAATTAAATAATTCTCTGGCGATTTTCTTTATATCAGCTTCATCACGGACGTTCATATTTTCAATGATGATAGGCGCTTGATTTTGAGTTTCTGCCATTACATCACGTATAATTTGGCGCAACATCGTTTCAGGTGCAACAATTTCCGGGTTACCGGGTCCTGCATCACCCACGACAGCAAGAGTCGGATCAGATACAACACCGCCTCGGGCTAATCTCGGAATGGTTGGAATGCTGATTCCAAAAGATTTTCCGCCAATAATCGGCACCCAATTCGGTGCCTTGAATTTCAATTTATTTAACCCGCGAATCATTGTATTTATTCCGTCGATGATATAGTTAATAAATCGCCTGATCGTTCCCCAAATTCCACTCCAAATGCCACTGATTCTATCTCTTACGCGATTAAACGCGTTGACAATTCCATCTCGAATGGACCCAAACACACGTAATGCAGTATTTTTAATCCCATTCCACACACCTGAAATTGTGTTCCGAATCCCATTCCATATGTTTGAAACAAACGTTCGAACATTATTAAAAGCATTACCAATACCATTTTTTATTCCGTTGAAAATATTCGAAGCCGTTGTTTTCATAGAGTTCCAAACGTTGGAAACCGTATTTTTGATGCCATTCCATACGTTAGATGCGGTTGATTTAATGCTGTTCCATGTGTTACTGAAGAAAGTTTTGATACTCCCCCAGATTTCCGAAGCTTTCTTCCGAACCGTATCCCAGTTTTTCCATAGAGCGACGCCTATGGAAATTAAAGCGGTTATGACTCCGATCACGATTAAAACGGGCGTGGCGATTGCTCCGATACTGACACGCAAAGCGCCTGCGGCGACTGAAAGAGCAGTAAAGATCGGAGCCAGCCCCATCATTATTCCTAAGAGAATGCCGAGTGTCGTTACTATTGCAGTAATTGTTGCTACCAACGTCGGGTTATTTTTCGCCCATTCGGCAATTTTTCCAACGATTGAAGCGATAACCCCAAGAAGCGGTTCCAGCGCTAACTTCAATTGCCCTAAGGCTTGCTGAAATTGAACAGCAGGCGAAGAATCAAGCTTATTGACAGAATCATTCAGCAAATCTTGATTCTCTTTTGCGCTTTTCAGGTGGTCCCCCATGTTTAGGATGGTTTCGGTAATGTTTTCGCCCTGGTCTTCCCACATTGTCAATTTGTTATCGCAAAGGCTTTTTATCCTCTGCTTCCGGAGGTTTCCCTCATACCCTTTCACGGGATACGGTTGGTCAATTCCAACCCGGTTCGGCGTACATTTTCAACCAACAAATGTTGGTTGCCGGACACTCTTGGGCGGATTATTGCTCCCTTAACGCTCACCGCCTACGCTCTACGGTGCAGGGTGGTGTTCCCTGTTACCTCGGTGTTGGCATACCTTCCTAAAAGGTGGCTCTAGCCTCCACCGATTTTGCCCGGTTTTGTTTCGGCACAACTTTCGTTTACCGAATATAGCCACTCCAAGGGCATTTCTTGTTGTTTCATCTTTTACTCCCATTAGGGCTTTCGCCACTTCTTGCATGGCCTTCCGGCCGCTGTCTCCGCCTTTGGCTACTTCTTGGCCCCATTTTTGAAGTTGTTTTGCGGAAATATTTGTATTAGCCAGTAATTCTTTTGTTGCTTTCGGTACTCCTTGCCCAAACTCCGCCAGCCTGATTCGTCCTTCTTTTAGCCCATCAAGCAAATTATCGATATTCCAAGTCCCGGTTTCGATACCGGCGGCAAAAATGGCTTGGATTTCTTGTGCGTCAAATCCGGCGCGTTGCAATTGTTGGCCGTATTCGGAAATAATATCTAGTTGTTCAGGTGGGAAGCCGATTTTGAGGAGGTGGTTCACTAATCCGAGGGCATTTTCGTCAGAGATTTTTAGTTCTCTGCCGATTTCATTGATCTCTTGTATAAGTTCTATGAAGTCAATCCCATTATAGGCCCTCGCGATTGCCGCGGCACCTTTAACAATTTTTTTGTTCGCTTCGTCGGATTCACGACTATTTAATGCCCATTGACGACGTACTCCCTCGAGAGCCTCCTGGACATCAAGACCATATGCTTCTATATCTCTGACTGCTTGTTTGATAGATTGTTTGGATTTTTCCGGAACGTTAAAAGAGATGTCTATTTGCGTATCTAAATTGGAAATGTCAAGGGATTTTTCGA